AAACCTGACGTCGTTAACATCAGGAACCGCCCCCACAATGCCTTGAATTTTTCGCTGTGCAGCGTGAAGTACGCTCTCAACGACGGGATGAAATTGAAATTCACCCCGCTTCCAAAGGTTGAAGAGGAGGTTTGTCTCACGACATTTCGCTTCTCCTTGAAGGAACTTCTCTACAGCTGCAGCCTTCGGACTAGTATTTAATGGCAGACATGGGAGCTTTTTGAGCATCCCAATGCCTGCTACATAGTTCCGATAAGCTTCAGCTCCTGCAGAGAAGTCTGGGCTAAGCTGAAGAAGACCAGAATAATCAGCATCCTCAAGATGCCGGCTATAACGGTCTCCGCTACCCAGTCTCGCGAAGAATTTTTTCGCGATATCCGATGCGAATCTGAGGGTGGTCTCATCGCTTGCTTCCTCATCCCAAGTTTTCATAGAAAACATATCTTACCTCATTTAAGAAGGTGGGTGCTAACTGACTAAGTTGACGTTTAAGTCGCCGAAATCAGGGCATCAAAAAGATCGGGAAGGACGCCAGTCGTGGCCGGCACAACGGAGGTGGAAATGTTCCCACCAATGTTGATAGCCAGCTGACGGCTCAGGCGACGACCGGCAATCGTACCGCGCTCGTGGTAGTGACCGTAGATACCAGTGGTATCAACGTAAGCTACCTTCGGAGCCGCAGTGTAACCAGCGGAGTTCTGACCACTGATGGATTCCATCACGGGGACTTCGACGCGGAAATCGACGTTCCACACACCGCTACGGCGCGACTTTGTAAGTCGTGCAGTAGCCGACACCTGGGCGTAAGTGGGCAAGGATGCCACATTTTCACGCCAGATAGCGACAATCGCTCCGGTCTTCGAGTCCTTGGACACGTCGACAGGAACGAGGGTGTGGGAGGCGGGCGTTGCCGCCCCGTCGAAAACTACGATGTTGGCGATATTAGCCATAGATACTCCAGTTTAAGAGAGGTTTGAAGGTAACTCGACTATCAATCTGTGTACGCGGATCTAGCTTCAGCTATTTTCCGAAGTCCACGCTTGATAGTAGGTCCTTTCTGGATGACAAGAGAAATAGCCTCGAGAGTGTGCCTGAGCCGTACTGAAGAATCCTTGTGAAGGATAGGCTTCATTACGGGCGGGGGTACACTCAAACTGTTACTTACTTCACGTTTCTGTTGCAAGCGAAAGTATGATCCACCATATCCGTTGATGTCATAGACACGACCGGATTGGACAGGACCTATTTGCGTGCGCGATGTAGACGTGCGACAAAATGTCGTGTTGCTGATCATGCGGGAGGTGTGTAAGGCTTCAAGATACTTGCCTACACCAAACCACCAGTCAACAACAAAGGAATACGGAATTCGCTCCCAGATAATACTGGGGATATCGAATAATCCGGCTTCGTCAGTAACATTCTCTGAAGAAACGTAACATATAATAGACTTGGCTATTGACGTGGTAAAGGACTGTGTCCAATCACCATGTGTAGGCCCGGGACCACTATGTGTTACTTCACGTTTCACAGAGATACGAGTCTTTTTCGCTCTACCAGCTTTGTACCCGTAGGATCTTGCCGCGTCCGATACATCATGGACAAGCGGCACGATACCGAACTGGTACAATAGGTAGTTGTCAGCAATTCCACGAACACCATTGAAGCCTTTTATGTGGTTAGCGGAAGAACCGTTAAACGCCACACGAAGAGCTTTGTTGATGTTCCCGGAAGCCAGACTTTCACCGATGCGACGGAAACGTTTTGCGTTGTTCCCGATCATCTGGAAAGTCCGATCTGCTTCGGCCACGGCGATACCAAGGTGAAAACCTACACCGCCGTCGAGTCGCGCCTGGATTTGATTGATGAGAGCAATATCATCATTATTATCCCAGGGAGCGGGCTCAGAATACCAACCGAAGGAGCCAGAAAGTGAGACGTTTTCATTGCTGCCCCAATTCCCTACTTTATTCCAGTAGGAACCCTGTCCATGGCGAATGGACCGGATGGTGCAATCATATGAATGCATCTCAAACCTCGAAGTTCTAATCCAGTCAGCTTTTGCCTTATGGTAAGACTTAAGCTGATCGAAGTAGACTTCGCGAGCGGTACGCCAGCGACCGTATGCGTCCTTAAGATAAGGTATGCGGCGGTTGCGACTGATATGATTAAGATTCAAGTCAGAGGCGTACTCATGGAACGAAGGGACAGGCACAGGCGCAGTTGGGCGTGAAGACTTATCACGATCCCCACCACTCCACACTTTAGAGAAATAAGATCCAAGATAGCCACTGGCCGTCCAGGTCTGATTATCGCTAATGATGTTACCCGTCGTCATACATTCCGTACCTTGGAGAGAATAGAAATACAACGGTCGGCGAATGCCGGCTGAG